CCTGTAACAGCTTTTCTTACTTGGCTTGGCGGTGGAAATCTTTTATGGGGAATAGCTCAGGCAGCTATGATTGCCTATACTGTATATTCTGCCTTTCAAACGCCAAGGAAGCCCTCTTTTGGAACGATAGGGACTGGAATTGATGAGGGTTCTCCGACTTATGGGTGGGATGGAATCCAAACAATGCAGGATGAAGGGATTCCAGTTCCCGTTATTTATGGTGAGCATAAAGTAGGCGGGAATATCATAAACGCTTTTATACGAAACGACGGAGATAAAAACTACCTCAATGTCCTTCTCGGTCTTTCAGAGGGAGAGATAGAATCTATAAGTTCTGTAAAAATAAATGATAATCCGATAGAGAATTTTGATGATGTCACTACTTACGAGAGAATGGGAACGAATTCTCAATCTATTATCTCAAACTTTGAAGATTCTCACAACCTTTATGGCGTAGGAGCAGAACTCACTAAAGATAATCCTCATACTTATACGACTGTTGATTCAGATGTAGAGGCCTTTGAAATCCATTTAAGATTTGTAGGTGGTTTATTTCAGCAAGATTCTTCCGGAAACATTCTCGATTGGAGCGTTACATATAAGGTTGAATATAAGCTCCATTCTGATTCCATCTGGACAGATTTAGGCTCAACCACGGTTACAGAAAAATCTCGGTCTACTGTTCGCAGAGTTTATAGAAAATCCGGATTATCAGCCGGGCAATACGATGTTCGTGTTACAAGAACATCTGACGATTCTCAATTAAGCCCGTTGAAACAAGGGGATTTGACTTGGTATCAGATAGACGAAATCAAGACAGATGATTTCATTTATCCTAATACAGCTCTTTTAGGAATAGAGGCCTTGGCAACGGACCAGTTGTCAGGTTCAATGCCTCAATTTTCCTGTGTCGTAAAAGGGAAGAAGATATCTGCCCCTAAAGTTATGAACGGAGCGGTTCAAGTAGATTGGGAAGATTACTATTGGAATCCCACGTATTCTGAATATAGACTCTTATCAGATGACACTTCTCTCACTTGGGATGGAGTTACGTATGCCGTTCAATACTGCGCTAATCCTGTTTGGTGTATAAAAGATTTATTAACAAATACGAGATTTGGATTAGGAGAATATATCGATACTTCTCTTATAAACGCTACTTTATCGGTCGAGATGTCTCAATATTGCGAAGAAAAATTATCGGACGGAGATGGCGGTTATGAAAAGAGATTTCGTCTCGATGTAGTTCTCGATAGTTTTACTAAGGCCCTTGATATGATATCTCAATTATCCACTACATTTCGAGGCCTTCCTTTCTACTCAGAAGGAACTATTAATCTTCGCATAGATAAGCCTGAAACAGCCGTTCAATTATTCACTATGGGAAGTATAGTAAAAGATAGTTTTTCTCAGGCGTGGAAATCAATCAAGGACAAGCCGAATGTGATAGATGTCCAGTATCTTGATAAAGAAAAAGATTACAAGACGGAAACTATTTCCTATATTGATGAAGAATCCTTCGCAGCAGGCGACCCGATAAGAAAAAAGACTATCAAGATATTCACCACTAAGACTTCTTACGCTATAAGGGAAGGAAGATATACTCTTAAACAGGCTAAATATATCAATAGGACCATAGCATTTTCGGCAGGAATAGATGCAGTCGCTTGTCAGGCCGGAGATGTGACCTCATTTTCTCACGATGTTACTCAATGGGGATATTCCGGCCGTGTGAGATATGATTCTACAACGACCAAAATCCATCTTGACAGAAATGTTACCA